TCCTCCTCATATTATTAAACTTGCTGTTGAAGATTTGAAGGAAGAGCTCCTGATTAAAGCTAAACCAATCTTAGGACCTAAGTCTTGTCGTACGATTGACGAGGCAATTATTGGTGTCCCTGGCTGTGATTTCTTTGGTTCCATTAAATTAAAGACCTCAGCTGGTTATCCACTTTGTGCTCGTGAACCAGGAAAGCATAAAGCTGACTATGTTACTATTGATGATAGTAGACAGTCAGTTGAGCTTGATCCGAAGTTAAAACTCCTCTATGATGTGTCTCATAAGCACAGATTAGAGGGGCGTTTACCACAGGAAGCTTATTGCGATTTTGGCAAAGACGAAAGACTTAAACCTGGAAAAGACATGCGCCTCATTAACGGATGTTCTTTTCAGGAAACTATAGAATGGAGAAGATACACTCAGGACTTCTTTGTTGCTTTTCAAACCGCTGGACTAGACGTAGGCTCTGCTATTGGTATTAATATGTTTGGCATGGGCATGGAAAATATAGCTCAACGTTTACTTAAGGTTTCAAAAACCTGTGTAGACGGTGATTTTAAAGCTTTTGGACCACGTCTAATGCCTGAACTTATCGCTGGCACGGCTGATATCGTTGAAGCTTGGTATAATAAATTTCTGTGTCCTTGTCTTGAAGCTTGCACTTGTGGTGTGGCTAAAGACAATCTTATACGACACACACTGTTTAAAGGTCTCATTAACTGTAAACACGTGTGTGGAGATTTAATTTACCAAACGTTCTGCGGATCCCCCTCTGGAGCACCTATAACTGCTCCAATCAATACCCTCTCACATCTATTGTACCTTAGATGTGTTTGGCTTTTAATATTCGAAGGTACAATATACAACTCACTCCACCATTTCCATAGATACCTTAGTTTTGTGTGCTATGGAGATGATGGTTTATATGCAATTCATGACTCCCTTAAAGATAAATTTAATTGTGTTACTATTTCTCGGAAACTCGCCGAGTATGGTATAGAATTCACTGATGCTCAAAAACTTGGCACAAGAAAGTACGCTCCTTTAGAGCAGTGCACTTTCTTGAAATGCCACCCTGTTCGCCATCCCACTAGGGATTTATGGCTTGCAGGACTTGAAAAGAGTGTCATTGAGGATATACCAAACTGGGCGAGGCTACCAATACCCAATATGAAGGAATACCTTCTTGAGAATGCAATCATGACCGTTCGGTTAAGCTTCTTTTGGGGAACAGACTACTTTGATTATGTAGTCAACTCCCTGAAGAAAGCTTTTCAAGACAGACAAGAATTCATTTCCTTCCCGACGTGGCAGAGCTTAGATGCTTACTACGACGGGGAGAAGATGGATTGGCCATGGTTGGATGCTATTGTGTAGAGGTGGCTGAAGAAAGAACAACCTACCGTTGCCGAAAAGAAGGTGATATTTGCGGTTAACAGATGATGTTATACCTGACCTTAGTAGCCGCAAATCAATCCCTCGGTTTTTCTCTCTTTGTTTCTTTACAAAACTACAACTATATATACTCATAATCTATAAAAAAAAAAAA